GGATAATCAAATAAATTCTGCGACCAGCGCAAATACATCTGTGAGTTCTAATACTGCTTAGGCCTCCTAGGCAGAAATTGAATAGAAAGTTGCCCAAAGATATCAGCAGCTACAAAGAGAGGCATAAATCTTAGTCTCCAAATTAATGGAAATAGAAGATGAAAAAAAGGAAAATGAACTTGTTTTAGAGTCCATAAGCAAATTAGAGGACACTAGAAAATGTTGGCGCCTGATTAATGGTGTTTTGATGGAGAAAACTAAATTGGAGGTAGTACCTGAAATGAGAACAGTCATATAAAACCTTAACGCAGTCGGAAAGTAAATTTAAGACACTTTAGTAGCTGTTAAAACTGAAATAAAAAACCTAGAGGGTGCATACGACCATATCATGAAATAAAGCAAGGCGTAGGCGACATAATAGAGCAATGCGGAAAGTGCTGGTGGGTCACAAAAAGCAGGTGGTGTATTGGTGTGAGAGATTAAATGATGGCATTTTATAAGCCATTCCTTTGACGACTTGAAATAGCAGAAGAACACCTACATTCACAAGATCATACACTAATTGCAACATGTTTACAAAATATATCTGGATAAAACTATGAATGCTCGTGGTGCAGCAATTTGCAAAATTTGCTCGCATGACACTTTTCAAATGTTCAACAATTTATATATTGATCAGATGCTGGAAAGCAACGTTATCCTCGATGATACATGCAAACAAATAGACATTTTTTGTCCTAATTCATACAATGGGACCTCGAGATGGTGGTTTAATTTCTATTGTCCGAGTCCTGAATCGCAATTTCGAACATCATCGCGGCGGTGAAGTAGGTGGACTGCTATTATGTAAAATGCCACAGGAAATGGTAGACCAGAGAAATGAATATTTTAAGGAAAAAGCTAGAGCTCAGGAACAGGCTGTAGATAACAACCTAATGAGACAGAACGACCCTAGAATGCCGTTATTTTCTGATAAAAAATCTACTGTGACTAAAGGCAAAAGATAATTTTTTAAGGAGATTATATTATGGCATCAACAGCCGCACCTTACGGTCTTAAGCCCGTAAATTTGATTGGTGGACAGCCTTATGCTGGTTCTACTCGTCAAATTAAAATAGCGTCTGGGTATGGCACAAACATCTTCAACGGAAGCGTTGTATCTATCGTTACAGCAGGAACACTTGAGATAGTAACTACTATTGGTTCTAACTCTTCAGTTTTCCCTGCAGGAACAGTAGGAGTATTCGTTGGATGTTCTTATACAGACCCAAACTCAAAACAAAAGGTTTTCGCTCAATATTGGCCAGCAAGCACAGTAGCATCTGATGCTGTCGGCTACGTTGTCGATGACCCTGATGTAGTATTTCAAGTACAAGCTGATGCGTCAGTAGCCCAAGCTGGTCTTGGTGCAAACGCTCCATTAGCTGCAGTGCAATCTACATCAACAGGTTCAACTGTGACAGGTAACTCTACAACTGCATTAGATGCAACAGTAGCGACTACTACACAGGCTTTCAGAATTGTTGATTTTGTTGACTCACCAAATTCTTCAGTAGGCGATGCGTTTACTGACGTGTTAGTGAAGTTCAATATTGCTCAGCATTCTTACACTAACGCAACAGGTATATAAAGGAGAATAAACAATGGCAATTTCAAGAGCTCAGTTATTAAAAGAGTTGCTCCCAGGCCTTAATGCTTTATTCGGAATGGAATACAGTCGTTATGGAGAAGAGCACGCTGAAATCTACGAATCTGAAACATCAGAACGTAGTTTCGAAGAAGAAACAAAACTATCTGGTTTTGGACAAGCACCTGTTAAAGACGAAGGTTCAGCCATCGCCTATGACAATGCTCAAGAAGCGTTCACAGCTAGATACAATCACGAAACCATAGCTTTAGGTTTCTCACTAACAGAAGAAGCTGTAGAGGATAACCTTTACGATACTTTATCTGCGAGATACACAAAAGCTTTAGCACGTTCAATGGCTAATACTAAACAAGTAAAAGCTGCGAACATTCTAAACAATGGTTTCTCTGATGCGAACGGTGGTGATGGTAAAACATTATTTGCTACAGACCATCCATTAGTATCAGGTGGTACAAACAGTAATACTCAATCAACAGCTGCTGACTTAAACGAGTCATCATTAGAAAATGCGGTAATTCAAATTGCTGCTTGGACTGATGAAAGAGGTTTATTGATTGCTGCTAAACCACGTAAACTAATCATCCCACCAGCGTTACAATTCGTTGCAACAAGATTATTAGAGTCTGACCAAAGAACAGGTACAGCTGACAATGACCTTAACGCATTGAAAAACAACGGTGCAATTCCTGAAGGATATGTTATTAATCATTACTTAACTGATACTGATGGATACTTCCTAACAACAGATGTACCAAATGGTATGAAATACTTTGTAAGAACACCATTAACTACATCTATGGACGGTGACTTCGACACAGGTAATGTTAGATACAAAGCCCGTGAAAGATATTCATTCGGTTTCTCCGACCCATTAGGAATGTGGGGCTCACAAGGTGCTTAATAGGCACACTTGAGAGTGTTCAGTTTTTCATAGTTCTG